TCATGGACCACGCATCACGGATCATGGGGCTTCAATGGCAAGTTCGGAGATACTTTAGTAAAGAAGGCATAATTGTGGCAAGAATGTGGCAAGATTAAGGCACAGATTTGCGACACCTAGGGTGTCGCAAGGGTGTCGCAAGGGTGTCGCAAGTGTCGAACTTTTTAAAAAAGTTGTACACTTTCGTCGCAGTTTCACGAATTTTGATCCATTATTATCCCATTTTGCGACACTTGCGATACCCCTGCGATACCCTCCCGAGGGGGGGGGTGTCGAAAGTATTCGTCAATAGTACCAACGCTTATAGGTCATTTCAGGGTATTTGCGACACCTTCCAACTTTTTTTATGTTTAGCGCAGCTAAAAAAAATTTTTACTCTGTAGGGTATCGCAAAGATCAATTATGGCATAAATAAGGCAGATGAATATAATATCTACAATATTTAGTATGATGACAGAAAAGGATTTTTGGGATATGTTTCACAAGAAACATAATCCGAGATATTACCATGCCAAAAAGAAAACCGAAAAGAAGAAAACCGAGAATAAGAAAACAAGTCGTCCCAAGCCAGCCAAATGATATTCCATTTTCAAAGTATCGTATTGAATGGGTTGATGCGTTGAGCGACAGCGGATGGGCTGATGACAGAGAATTTAATAAGATGAAATTAGCTAGACCAGTAAATGAAGGTTGGGTATTTTCTAAGGATGACGATTCAGTAAAAATATTTGCATCTTATGATCTAGACCCTAATACAAAGGAAATTACTTTTGGGGATCGGACGATGATTCCAACTTCTTGGGTTGTGAAGATGACGAAGATTCATTAACTTCTATTGCTTCGCCTTCAACTTGCTTTGCATTTAGTATAGGTGCATAATCTTCTAATATCTTTTTCATCTTAGCTTCTAATTGTTCTTCAGACATTTCTTCTAGCTTTCCAGTTTTAATTATCTTCCTATCTATATATAATCCAGCGGCCATTCCTCTATTCTTTTCTGCATTTGTTGCGGCTGAAAAAGCGCCTTTATTTAAAGCAGCTTCTCTGATCTTACCCAGTTCTGCAACGTGTTTATCGTAAGTGACTTCAAATTTTTTAATTTTCTCTTCCCTTAGTGCTCCAATATATTGTACTACCAATGGGGACAACCTAGGGTTTTGTAGTTCTGATGCTTCAACTCTACACCTTTTCTCACTATATCCTGCGGCTATTGCTGCATCCGCACCTGTAGTTCTGCCTTCATTAAATACTAGATATTCAGCAAATCTTTTTTGCATTTCTGTTAATCTTTTTGGAACTCCCATATTGACAATTTAAGGTAACATTGCTATATTGTCAATATGAAAGGTATAAAAAAAATGACAAAAAAAGAAATAGAGAAGATGGAAAACAACAACCCAATTATAAAAATGCTTAAGGAAGAAACAAATAATCCTTACAGTGATCAAAACAGATGGGAGTTTGTTAAAGAGAGAATGCATGCCGCAGCTGAAAGGATATATGGAAAACCAAGACGATAGAGGAGAGTTAGATTTAACTAAACAGATAGAAGAAAAAGATGAACTCATACAGGAATTACGTATGCGTATCAGAGATATGTTAATTATAAGTGAACAGCATAGAAATATATTAGGCGCTGAAATAACGGATAGAAAAAGATTAGAAAAAGAAGTTAGGGACTTAAAAGTACAGATGTCAGAATATTTAAACGTGCGTACTAAGGGAGCTGGAAGTGTTAGTTAAAGACCTACAACAGTTTCTAGAAACTTTCACAGATAAGCTTAAAGGTAATGCAATTAGTCATGCTAGAATTTATGTTGAGAAGGATGGCTTTCTTGAAGACATTGTAAGAATGGAAGTACAAGAGCACACAATAATTGGTCAGCCAGGATTAAGATTAGTTATGAAGACTCAGAAGGAAAAGAAATTACATATGGACGATAAATTAATTAAACCGTATTGAGGAGGAAAAAATGGAAATGTTAATAACAGATGCACAGAGAAAAGAACTTTTAGCCTATTTATCTAAAAGACCTTACTCTGAAGTATATACTTTGATTGCTATGATAGTGTCTCTGAAGCCTAAATCTAATGGCAAACAGAATGACAAAGTTACCTCTAAAAACTAGTGGGTCCAGAGCAGAAATTATACAAAAAACTTAAAGCTAAAACACCTAAAATTATATGGAATAGGATTGAAAACCTTGCTATTCCTGGCATGCCTGATCTATTGGGTTATAATACTAATGGCCATTTTTTTACAGTTGAGCTTAAAGTCACAAAGGGTAAGAAATTAAAATTTAGTCCGCATCAAATTGCGTTTCACGTGGCACATCCCAACAACACATTTATCTTGGCCGAGGCCCTTGGTCCAAGAAGCCGGAATCGTTTTCATTTGTACCGTGGTTCATGCATCATGGAACTGGAACCGGCCGGCTTGACGCTTGAAGCTTGTTGCTTGGAGCTTGATGCTTGTAACTTATTGTTCGAGAAGCTTGGAGCTTGACGCTTGGAGCTTGCTGCTTGTAGCTTGACGCTTGGAGCTTGTAGCTTGACGCTTAAGGCCCGGCCCAGGGTGCACGCTTGTCGCTTCCGTCGAAGCGTCCTTTGCTAATGACCTGAGCCAGTTATTACGTATCGATCGTAATTCTTTATAATATTTTGGGTGTTTAAATTCCATTAGTGTTGACCGTATGATATATTTTTTATATCTTTATTCCAGCAATTTCTGCAATCTTTGCACTGATTGCCCTGCTTAGGAGCGGGACACGTGGCGCCAGCTGTTACAACCGTTGACGTGTGCGGCCAGCTCTTCACGGCCGGCTGGTCTATCATCGGAGTACTAAATCTAATTATTAAATTATCTGGGGCTCTTGAGACATGATCCTTGATCCATGCTTCACGAGTCGGCAACCAGTGCTGCCTTGAAGGCGTTAACCGGCAAACATCAAAAATTTTGTTGAGATGATTTAAATCTTGTACATCGCCACTATCATGCCATCTGAAGACATCAGGCTTTTTATTATTAATTAATATTGTCATAGCTGCAACCCATAATGGATTTTTAATTGCTTCTAGTCTTCTGTATTGTGCATCCTGAACTACTTTGAACACATAACAATTTTTTAACGCATAACAGTCATAACAGGTGCTGCCCTTAATCTTTCTGAGCTTGCTTCCAGTCTTGCATTCTTTGGCTGGTATACCAATTGACCATCCAGGCATTTTACCTGGTTTACTTAAGCCTCCAACCAGTGTCCATGCTTCAGTTGTTTTCATATTTTATTCTCGCTTTCTAATTTGTGCATACTATTTAATTGTGGCAGAATTAAGGCCGGCCGGAGCTTGGCGCTTGGTGCTTGAAGCTTGGCGCTTGGTGCTTAACTCTTTGAAAAACTTCTCACAGCTGCGAACGTAGGCCTTGCGCTTGGCAAGGCTTCGCTCGTCCATAATAAAATATGGTAGTAAGTCGTTGTGCTTAATTCTCTTCATTATCTTTATCTATTATTTGCAAGTCCCAGCCTTCCGGCAGGTTCTTAACATCAACTACAACGCCACCCATGACTGTTACTTGTATTGTTTTATTTTCCATAATTATTCCTTTCTTTTTTTTATTTTTAAGCCGGAACCGCATTGCTGCGGCTCCAGTATTCCAGACTATACTCATTTTCCTTTCTTGGTTCGTGGTTCCATGTCCTTCTTCACCAGGCGCAATATTTCTTCTATTGCATCTGCTATTCTTTTTAATTGTGTTGTGTCCATATTTATTCCTTTCTATTTTTATCCTATATCATCCTTCAGCCGTTGTCAAGCTTGAAGCTTGAAGCTTTCCGGCCGGATCTCTTTAGAATGATTTTTAGAATCATTCTAAACTGACCAATCAACGCCAGACTGTCTGTGTTCTAGCGGCGGCGGCGCGTTGACTGATCCCAGGCCACACTCCATAAAGACCCTTTTCGCTAGCAAAGGTTGTGTGACCAGGGATCAGTTGTTGTCCTGCGTAGGCGAGGATTTCAGTTTGCAACCTTACTTTCCCATCACCGCCCGGTGATCGCGACCTAAGCTATAGCCGTTAAAATCCGGCAGTTACAACATCTGATCCCAGATCCGATGCTCTAGATTGTTGCAGAGTTCTACATCGGATCAGGGATCAGTCCCAACCACTACAGGCAATACATAAATGTTTGCTAATCATGGCGGGGAATGTTTAACCAATCCCAGATTTAAGTACTTCCGCCACCAATATTAATGATGAAAGAGATTAACCTTAAATCTATTGTCCCTTGTATCATAGGACAATTAATAATCAACATATTTATTTTAATTAAATGCAAATAAACTTCTTGACATTAGTAGGATTCTCCTATAGACTTGGACGGTGGCTGGGGATGGCGGTTAGTAGTATAAACAACACAACCATAAGTTGTGTAGAATTCCGGCCGGAATCTGCCTTAATCTTGCCACATTTTTTTAGTAGGATTATCCCATTAACGAAAGGTAAAAATGCAAACAAATAAAAACACACTAGCAGATGAAATGTTCGATAATGCTAAAATGATAAACAATGTATCAAGAACTGGAAATCTGTATGGTAAATTATTTGCAATTAAAGATATGCAAATATATTTACTTAAACAAGAAAAACTGTTAAACGAAGAAATAGAAAAACTAGAGAAAGGACAAAATGAGTAAAATAAGAATGAATACT